AACACGACCAATAGAGAAACCTTGATTAGGTTCTAAGCGTGAGATAGGTACACTTAATGAGTTATATAATTTCTTTTGAAAGTATTTAACATCTTCTAACTCACCTAAGTTTTGACCACCAGGTAATGTAGTAATCTCTGTGCCTTTACCACCCTCACGGCGTGGCAACCAAAAATCTTCCATCATTGACAAAAATTTACGGTCATCACGGACTTCACCTGTCTGTGCATCATAGACAAGTTTGTTTTTATATTTGACCATAATATCACGCAGATATTGTTCGGCCTTTAACTTAGGCAAATTACCTACATCAATATAAAATATACGGCGCTCAGGTGCTCGTGAGATACGATAGATAACTGTGGCATCTTCAATCATTCTTAATTGATTGAGTGGTTTAATTGCCTTGTGTAGGTAAGATAACACTACAGCACGGCGAGAATCCATCAAACCAGATACAACTGAAACAATAGAATCTAGTGTAATACGAACACCAACAGGACCATAATTGGAAGAAGAACCAGTTACTACTTTATCGTTGTAGATGTAATATTCATTGAATACATCTATAATTTCTGCACCAGTTCTTTCATCTTTTTTCTTTTTAATCTCACGCACTTTACGAAGTTTGCGTGGATCAATATAACGTAACTCTTTAATACCAGCAATTGGATTTTCTTTATCTATAAGCACATTATAATATAACCTGCCGTCAATATAGTAACGGCGAAAAATATCTTGTGCCATATGCTTATAGTTAAGTAAACGCAATATGGTATGAAATTCTTCTTTGATTGCTTTTTTAATTTTTTCTGGTTGGTCTAAATCGTCCAACACAATCTCAATGATTTTACCATCATCATCTTGCACGATGGCTTCATTCATAATATCGTCAATTGCTGATTCAATTTCTGGCTGCATGGCCATTTCACGATAACGAGAGATGAGTTCTACTTCATTTTTTGCCGTACCATCTAGGTCAACATATGTACCATAGTATGCTGCCGAGGAAATGGTTAATGCGCCATCTTCATTATTTGGTGGCGTAAAAGATGGTTGTGAAGCTTGCTCTTCCTCGTTTTTTCTACGAGAAATCTCAAAACCAAAGAGAGAGAATTTATTAGTAGCTGCCATATTTTATATTATTCCAATTCAATTAAACATAAATGAGGGACCGAAGTCCCTCAAACAAAAACATATTAAGTTGTAGTATTAGATTCCCAATATTGGAAAGCGAATGTGGCCGAGTATTCTTCAATCACATCGTTTGAACCCCAATCTAAATCAATTGGTGCAATATCTAATGGGAATACACCTACAAACTTATAAGATTTCAATTCGTTACCAGCTTTGCCGTATTGTGTTACAATCGCATCTACAGTATAAGTAGATGGATTAACAGCTGCAGTATTACGAACATTACTTGCATGACTGTTGATTGCATTCATCCATGATTCAAGAGAATTACGAATTACAAAATCCTCGTCATTGATAATCTGCAATGTCCAATCGGTAAATGTGCGGTTACCAGCAAACTTTAATTCACGACCAAAGTAAAACACAGGTACAGTACCTACGGTAGAACCTGGTAACTGTGCTGATTTTGCCATGAATGTTGTTTTCTGACCAGCGGCTGTGCCGTTAGCTGCAATTGTTGGGAACACTAAAGTGACCGTAAATAGATTGGGACGGGCACCGTCACCAATCATATTTGCTCTAAATTCTGCTACATTGAATGCCATTTGTTTTCTCCTATATCGTGGTTATTTATTAAGCTGCACCAACGATTGTTGTGAAGTCAACGCCAGTTCCAACAGCAACAAAGTTCAATTGGATGAAGTTGATAGAACGAGCAGGCTTGATGTAAATGTCACCAACAAACTGGTTAGAATCAATGACTTGAGCAGTATTATTTGTAGTATCACAAACAACACGGAAGTCAGTAATACCACGGCGACCTTGGACATCACGCAAGTATGGAGTTACCAGTGCAACAAACTGAGCACGAGTAAATTCATCATTAAACTCAAACAACGAGAATTCAGCTGCTCTAGAAATTGCTTTCTCTAACACAATAAACAATCTACGAACATTAATGCGGTCAAATGCAGATGGTTTGCTTTGTAAAGTTTTGTCACCATACAACACGATACCTTGACCTGGGAAAGATACAACAGGATTTACACCTGCTGAATACAATACATCTCGTTGTGTTTTGTTTGGATTCCATGCCAACTTAATAGCATTTTTGATTTGACCACGATTGAAGCCAGCTGGCGAGAACCATGGGTCACGAACTGTATCAGTATTAACACAAAGACCAGCAATGTCACCGTTTAATGGAACATAACGATATACATTGTTATACTTGTCATACATATATTTCCAACCAGAATCGGCAACAACATATGAACTAGAACGTGCTAGCGTTGTCAAGAAAGATTGAATGCTTGTTGTTTCATTACCTGCATTATTAACAACAGCAGAACTTGGTGGCGAAATAAATGCCACACAATCTTTACGAGAGTTAGCCACATTGTCAATAACATATTGTTGAACGTTAGCAGATGCATCACCTGTTAATACTAATGAAATATCAACCGATTCTTTATTAGAAAATAAATCATATGAAGATTCTAAATTACCTTCAGTCGGAACTCTATCTACGCCATAATTCAAAGAAACTGTTTGATTTGTAACCAAAGTTGTGAATGCTCTGTCTGCTGTTTGGCCCCAAGTCGTTCTAGTATTGGCATAATCCACTGGATCGGTAGAATAAACATACTTTGATTGATTAAAAATTACTTGACGATAGTAATTTGTGGAACCATTTAATGAAGCATCAGAAGCCTTAGACACAAAACCATAAGTTTCTAATACTGTACCTTGAGTACCAGTAAATAGTCCGTCAGCATCTACTACAACAATGTGCATTTCATCATTAGAACCACCTGCGGCTGAAACATAGTCTGATGTTCCTGGAGCGCTAGTAAAAAGTGATTTGTAATTCCATGTTGTAAAATTGGCAGAATTATCGCAAACATCAACAGATAAAGAATTTCCTAAAACACCTGGATAACGTGCAACAAAAGCGCCATATGAATTTTGATTATTTGCACTTAAATAAGAATCTTGAAAAACATCAGAATTTTTAATTTGAATACCAATAGCACTACCGGTTGCATTGTTGCTTGTTGCACCAACAGCACGAACAACACTTAAATTATTACCATATGCTAAGAAAGAAGCAGATGTAAAGAAAGATGTTGCAGAATTGGAATCTGGTTTACCGAATGTATTAATTAAAGTTAGTTCATTATCCACTAGGATAATTTTGTCTGCTGGACCCCATGCGAAAGTTCCAGCAAAAGCGCCAGCTGTAGTTAGAACCGAAGGAACGACTGTTGTTAAGTCAACTTCGGAAACATTTACGCCTGGAGAGAGTTGAAACGCCATTTTATTCTCCTTGAATTATTTTTTGTTCTTGGCAGTTAAAATACCATACTGATATTTATGATTCATAGGATTTACAAGTCCCTAAAGAAACTACGGTGATATGCTGAGTATGTATCACCGCCACCAGCAACTTCCCATACATCACCGCCTTCCACCATAAAATCAGTCTTTAAACCATCTTCAATGATGGGAGCGGGTAAAACTTCTTCATCCAATTGATTCATATTTTCCAACTGAATCTGTTTTCTCAAGTCATGGTTAACGATTTCTCTAAAGTATTTTTGAGTGGTTGCCCATGCAAAAATAACTAAAGTCATTACCAGGTCATCATTTGCACCATCTGCGGCCGCAAAAGATGTTTTATGTTGTTCAAAAGTGGTTAATTCTGAATAGGTATCAAAGTCATTAATCAATAACTTATCACCTTCAATCAGAGTTTTAAGGTTGGAACAACCAACCTGTTTGACTTGTGGTGACATTTTAAGTCCCATCTGAACACCACGAGCAAAACCAGCAGATAGTTGTTGTGGTTTTTTGTTACCCGTAAACACTTTAAGTAGATTTTCGTATTCTAAATCAGAGTGTATAAAGTCTGCCACCTGTGGATTGTTATTAATTTCAACCAAAACATA